TCGTTAAGTTTGTATTGATAAACGCCTGCGCGCGTAATAATTGCATCAGTTTTCAAAAACCCTTCATCGGTGAAGGTTGTTTTTGAAAATTGCGAAACATCATGAAAAATAAGATTTTTATTTTGCGCGTTCATATTGTGCAATATATCACCAATAAAAAAAGAAAAGAACATATTTTTAACAAAAAAAGCTTTAAAAATAAGTGATTTTGTTTGTATTGGTTAATGACGGTTGATAACGCGTTATAAAGCATTAAGATGTTTTATTAGGGTTGACATTAGTTGTTATTGTATATATTATCCAATTGTTAACCGCCGAGCCTTGTTAACGAACCTGTGGTAATTAAATTGCTACGTGCGTAACTCGGCGGCAACAAAAATAGGTAAAAAAATGACAACTAAAACATTCAACAATCCGAAGCGTTTCGTGCGCTTGCGCGAAGTGATTAACATCTGCGGCTTAAGCCGCTCTACAATTCGCATATTAGAATTATCCGGTAAATTCCCTGCGCATGTTCAAATAACCGATAAAATTATTGGGTGGGATTATGAGGAAATTATTGCGTGGTGCGAACAAAGAAAGAAGGCGAGGAAATAAACATGACCTACATGTCCGTAAATTATGATCAAGCAACGGAACAAAAAGTATCAAAATTATATTGGGATAAGATGCTAAAAAAGATTATTGAAAAGCCGCTAGAAATTATTAGATCAATAGTTAATAACATTATCGCCAAGTGTATTAAGATTGAAAAAGCTGCTATTGCTGCCGAAAATAAAAAGAAAAAAAATGGTAAATTAACAAGGCGCGAACGAGATGTGCTTAAGCAATTATCTTTGGGTAAGCATAAAAACGATGCTATTGCCAAAGCATTAAAATTATCATCTCGTACCGTTGAAATGCACTTTGAAAACATAAGAAAAAAATACGGTAAAATAAGTAGGAAAGAATTGGCGGCATTGGTTAAAAATGGAAATGCTAAATAATGAACTACATTGATTTTTTATCATTTGTTTTTGGTTTTTTTTTATCGTTATTAACCATACATCTTTATCGCAAAAAAAGGAAGCGTGCCCGAGAGGCCGATGGGGACAGACTGTAAATCTGTTGACTACAATCCACCTTAGTTCGAATCTAAGCGCTTCCACCAATTTACAAACAAAGAGATTAACTATGCTAACTAGAACATCAAAAACCACTGGAGTTTTATTTCGCTCTAGCGACGTTGAAAGAATAGAGATTTGCAATTTAATAAATTCAGGATACCCAACTGATATAACTTACGGCATACAAGTTTATTTTTATAAAAAGAAAGAAGAACTTTATGTTTATAAGACTAAAGAACGGCGTGATGATGTATTTATTATGCTTGAACAAGGCATCAATAAAGAATTGTATTGTGGATTTCCTCTGGACATTGCGTTATGAAAAAAACATATCCTATAATAAAATTAAAATGGCGTTTTTTGTGGACTGAATGTGATAAATGTCACGATGCGTTTAGATTCGAAGATATGTGGAATGTAGACAGAGGTGTGTATGATTACTGCACCGAGTGTTTTAAAACCAAAGAAGAAGTGCTTGCGTATATCAACCTTTCTAGCGAGTCAGTGCATTCGCACTTCTTAAAACTTGACCCATTAAACCAGCCGCAAGAATATGGCGTGTCTGGAAAAGATTCGCCAACTACGCTTTGCTCTGACTACTGGTTTGACGCTCTAGGTCTTCCACATTTTGATTTTAGCAAAACGATACCAATGCCTGAGGTTAAGACACCAAAATCAACATCAGAAAAAATTCAGCAGCTATCCAAATCTGACGTTTTTGAAGCTTTATTTGATAAATTTTTCAACGGAGGAATTAATTTACACAGAATGGTCTACCCAGACGATACAGACAAAGATTATATTATAGACGAATATGATAACAAATTAGAAACTGATGCCGATTTTCTAAAGCGATGTAATGAGGCGATTAAAAAATTAAATCCAGCCCCAAGAACTGAACCGCTGGCGGTAGTGTACAAAGATAAAAAACCAAGACCTGCTATATGTAAAAATAGAAGAGGAATTATGATTAAAGATGGTAAATTTTCGGAGGATGCATAATGTATACCTACGTTGTTTCTGATTCGATAGAAATTCACGGAGTTTTTTCAACAAAAGAAAATGCCGAAAAAGCTATTGAATATATCCATAAAAAAGATGGTTATGAACATTGCTTTATATCAAAATTTAATTTAGATGTTTTAACATCAACATCTATAAGCGCTTTTGTTTCATTCAAATAAATCATCGCTAAAAACCGGCTCAGCAATACAGCGGCAATTTGACATCAGCAGGTTATCGTTTATAATGTAACTATTACTAAACGTCTCTAAATTATAAACATAGCCATGAAATACACTGTCGATTTTATCAATAACGCGCACAAAATGATGTTGAATGGGATGAATCTTTCCGAGGTTGCTGCAACTTTGCAATGCAATGCCGATAATCTCTCCGTCATGTTTCGTAATAATGGTTTTAAGGTCATCCACCATCATCGATTGCCACATAATTTTAAGCATATCAATAATAAATGTCTTATCAACGATTATATTAACGGGGGCAGCGTACTTGCTCTTTCCAAAAAATATAGCATTGCCAGAAAATCCATTGTTGAAAGGCTTGTTAAAAATAATGTTCAAATCCGCAATGGCTCTCAAGCCAATATCTTGCGTATGCAAAGACTTGCTTTGCCAGAAAGAAAACAACTTACTAAAAAAGCTAATAAAGCTGTGAGAGGTAAAACCAAGAGCATACAGACAATTCGAAATATGTCTATCGGGCACCAAGCATTCCAAACTCGTATTGGCAAAGGTGAAAAATTTCTCGCAAATATTTTCGCCAAAAATGGATTTAAAGTTATCACTCAAGCAAGTGTCGAATCGTATAATATCGACATTTTGGTTAATAATTCCATCGCCGTGGAATTGCTCTGCTGTTCCGCCAATCCCCTCAATAGGAAAAATGAAAGAAAGAAAATCAAATATCTCATCAAAAGTGGGTTTAAAGTTTTTTACATTACTTTCAGAGGTACTAAAAACATCAATTCCGTTTATGCCAACAGAGAAAATATTATCGCCGATCTTAAGATTATGTGCGGCAATAATTCCGCGCTCGGTAAATACAGGGTGGTTTATTGTGCACTCGAAAGGTTCGCCAGAACTCGTGATGATCTTGGTCGTTTTTCCGTCGTACCATCGCCTGAAAAGTTTTTTTACATTGACAAGACTGCTAAATTTAGTTGCCCCTAAAAAACAATTAATGTCTTCGCCCGGATGTCCGGTTTCTTCCGGTGGGTCGTCCCAACCAAAAGTTTCCCCATTATTTTCCTCGTGACTTTCCCTGACTCTTTCATCGCCGGCAGTGCGCCAAACATATTGAGAAATACCTAAGTCGGTTTGTCTTAATTCGTTGAGCTGGCCGTTAAGTTTTGACACTTGATCACGACCGATTAAATCTGCGCGGCTTTCTGCAACGTCTAGTCGTTCTTCGATATGCTCTGAAATGCTTTCATGCCTTAGCCCTTGTACAAAACCTTGTTTAACTTGATATTCAATTTGTGATAGCGCGGTATCTTCAAGTGACTTAATTAATCCGACGTTAGCATTAACCCAACCGTCGAGATGATCTTTTAGCCACGGCTCATTAGTAAAAATATTAACGTCGAACATGTGCAAAATTTGCTTGCGCCACTGCATAGCTTGGAAGCTATTAACTTCTGCGGCGTGAAGTTTAGCGATATGTTCTTCGTCAACATTTCTGTCTAAGTAAAGTTTTATTTTATCAAAAATTCTGTCGGTGTCGCTTTTGGTGTCGTCGCGTAATGCGGTTGGCTTGTTCTTATGAACATCTTGTAGTAAATAAGGCAATTGTGGTATTAGATATTCATCTACCGCAATTTTTATTTTATTAACCACGGCGCGCAATGCCTTTTGATATGATTTTTCTTGATTAAGCGGATGAAGCTGTCTAAGAGGCTTTTTTAATTTGCGCTTTTTATTACCGCGCATAATGGATAAATTGTGCGCTATATTCGATTTCATTGTTGGCTTGTTTTAGTTGGGTATGCTGTGTCCATATCTTGGCTAATAGGTATTTCCTCGCCCTTCTTTTTAATTTCCTCAATAGTTTTTTGGTCAAAGTTTTGCGGTGCTTCGACGCTCTTTATTTGCAAATTAAAATCGTAGGTATCATCAACGAATCTTTCGCGAACTTCTTCTTGTGAAAGCACGCCTCGGTCAATATAAACCGCATCAGCTTGCGCCTGCTGTAGTTTCATAGCTACCAAATCCTTTTCTTCGTACTGCCACAACGCGTTAAACGACGGTGAAACTTCTTCAATATCATCTTGAAAGGCGCAATCATCGGCTAATGAAACATAACCAATTAATTTTTTTAACAATGGGAAAATATCTTGAACTTGTCGTTGTTTTATTGTGCTATACCAAGACGATACATCGTCACTAGCCCCGCCATGTCCAAGGCCGCTACGCTGGTCGCCAAATAATATTCCGTGAGGTATGCGACAAGAGGCGCATAGTTTACGCTCAAGCTTGGTTAATAAATCATCGATTTGACTAACATTGGTCATTACTTTGTCAAACTTTTCCTCTTCAGCATCAATGACAACCGCGTTTATTACTGATTTTGCGTAATTAATAACGTCCATTCTGCTCTTAACATCTTGGACGCCGGTTGCGGTTGATAATTTCATCGCCAAGTCTTTAATACCAAAAACATTGACAATCATTTCATGAACACTTTCTGCCGCGTAGGTATAAGCTTGTTCTAAATTGATAATGTCCCACATGTATGATTGCGTCTCTGGCGCCATCCACCCTCTGTTTAACCTCTTTAAATACTGTGTCATAGGCGCGCCGTCGATCTTTAGCACGCGCGTTTCATGCACTTTAAACATTAAATGCTCACTAGGAACGCCGTAAAATATCGGGCGTATAGTGTACCATTGTGCCTCGTTAAACTTTGGGCTTGACGGGTCAGAATAATAATCGGTTGGGTAAAGAAAAACCTGCCCTATATCAACAACGCGCAATGCTTCAATTTTCCGTATGTTGTTTAAATCAACTTCATCTATAAGTGCGCGGCCGTCATCAATGAGCATAATGATCAAAGCGCCTCCCATTAAACGTCCCCACCGTATTAAATCGGCAAATCTTTTTTGAGTGTCTAATTTGTCGAGATATTTAGTGATTGTTTTTTCTTCATCATCGCCTTCTAAATCAATCCATTCACGCGTCATTTCGTCAGCCCATGTGTCGATGATTAGACGCATTGTTCCATTGCCTGCATAGAAATGCTCTAATTCCCGAGGATTATAAATACGTGGCGATTGAAAACTTGTACTCGGCGTCTTTGCTGCTCCCTGCACGCCAAGAGATGAAACCAAATTGTACATACTATCGCCAATTACGGAGCGATTTCCTGCGCCGCTTGGTTCAATCATTGACACGGAAGGCGTGTCATTTAACAGTGAAGCCGCGCCGCCGTTTTCATATAGTTTGACTAATTTGTTTCTTTCGTTTTCTTCAAATTTAATTGCCGAGATTTTCTTTTCTATCTTGGTTTTTAATTTTGGTTTTGCCTTTGATTTTGTCTTTTGTTTTTTCATTTTTACCTACACAGATAAGAATAAGATGTACTCGAACGATTCTGTATGAACGACAAAGCTTGTGACGTGCTATCTACTTGGTCGTCATGATCGCCGGTTGGAAAGTTTATTAATTCATTAATGTAATCATACATCCACGGCGCATCTTTTGGAATGAAAACTTTTTTATTCTCAAATAGAGGTGTGCAAGCTGCAAGCCTAACCTCTTTGTCCCCCTTGGGCTTTATCGGTTTTATCGGCAGCATTGTTGTCTTTCTTAATTCCTGTATCAGCGGGTAACCGTTTGATGTTTCCTCTATCAGCAAATAAGTTGGTTTGTATTTTTCAGCCTCGATCAAAGCCCTTTTTTTCAACTCGATATAATCGCATTTGCTGCGCCAGCAATTTAAAAGGTAAATGTTAGTGTCGCGTACACCCCACGTTGTTATCACTGCGTAATCGCTGTTTTCTGACGGTTTGCAATTTGTATCAATAGACTGGATTGTATAATTCAACGCTGGTAATGACGTGTAATATTGTCCTTCAAAATAAGCCTCTTTAATGATGTTGCCACCGTCGATGGTTGGGTTTTGTTGAAACAATGCTGCAAATTTAGATGGGTTATCTTTTCGTTCTTTCAAAAGTTTTTCAAGCGTTTTTCTATCTTCACAAAGAGGCTGACCAATTGCGCGACCTAGCAAATCGTTTTCTTCTGCGATGGCTGGCAGACTAATAACATCCCACATTTCCTTTCCATCTCGTTTCAATAAACGGCCAATCAAATCGTCATGATGCCAGCGCGTTAAAATTATGATGAACGACGTGTTTTTTTGTTCTCTACTTTCGATGGAATATTCGAACTCACTCCAAACCTTGTCCCTCATGACTTTGCTTCGAGCGTCTGTTGCGTTTTTTATAGGGTCATCAATCACCACAAGGTCGGCTGGTGTTCCGGTAATTCCTGATTGAAAACCAAACGCTTTAATAAAACCGCCTTGCGGTGTGTTCCAATGATTTGCGTGTCCCATATCTCCAAAAGAAAATTTTCTTTGTCGCAATAGCCTTTTAATAGCCAGCGAAAATTCAGTCGCATAGTTTAAATTGTACGCGCCGATAATTATTCTTTTTTTTGGGAATTGTTCTAAAAAATAAGCGGGGAAATGTATAGTTGTGTGTAAACTTTTGCCGTGCTGTGGAGGCATCAAAATCATTATGCGCTTTTGTTTACCTGCGATAATTTCATTTAGATGGCTTTGTATTAAAAGCAAATGGGGGTAATCCCAACCAAAATGCGGGGACGTGTCTTTTAGCCAAGAATTAAACGGCTGTATTATCTGCGGTGATGTTAGCTGCTGTATCTGTTGCCTTTTCCTCAGTTCCAATTCCACTTCCAGATCGAGAGGCGATAATCTGCCTAATCTGTTGTTCTGATAGTTTGCGTGATTTGAGCAAGCATAGTTCGTCATAAGTTAGCTTCGATAGATCGATTGGTGTTACATCCTCAAATTCGTACCGCTCGATATAGCCCCGCGACTTGCCGAGGCATTTTAGTTTAAAAATTGTTGCCGCCGTATTGCCGTCCTGTATTTGTTTATGCAAGCTGCTTTCGGTAAAGTCAAGAACACGCTCGGTTATTAGTTTTAATTCCTCACAATACCTCTGGCTTTTCTCTTTCCAAAAATAGTGACAATCCCGGCTAATTCCGGTTTTTGCTGCGGCATCGCTAACATTGCCAAGGTTTTTGTCGAGTGCTGCCAGAAACGTTTTTTGACGCTTTGTAAGCTTTTCTTTTTTAACTGTGGCATCTTGTTGTTCAGCCATATAGCTCCTTTCTTAGTTTTCTTAGTCGATAGGCTTTGCACCTGCAAGCGTTGTTATGGTTTTTGGCTGTCTTTCCGGCCTTAAAATATAGGCCACATGTTTCGCATCTGTGCACAACTTTTTGACGCATTTTGGCCAGTTCACGCGCCGGGTTTGATTTAATTTGTACGTTTACATCGTTAATCATAGGCAAATATTATCACCATTGCGCTACTGTGTCAAACATGTCGATCAAAACGACATATAATGTCGTCGTGTCGATTTTTTGCGGTTTTTTCGACATATGAATTAAGTACGGAATGACGTTCATATGCCAAAAATCCCAAAATAAAATGTTTTTTATTCTTCCATTTCTTCGGCAATTTCTGAATCAAGAGCAAGCATACCGGTTTTATCATTGCCAATCATTTCAGCTTTTTGCATTAATAAGAGAGCCTCTCTTTCCTCTTTTACTTGCTCATCTACGAACCATTGTAAAAATGAAACAGCGGCATAATCTTCGTTAATATTGCCTTCTCGCATCATACCATTGATAGAAGACGAAACCTTTTTCTCAACATCATAAGCAATGGAAAAAACTTCTAAAACAGAAATTACCCTTTCGTTAAATTTTAAATCCATTGGCGACGATACTTGGATAATATTTACCTGCGCTCCATTGCACAACAAAAAATCAAAAATCTTTAGTCCGTGGCATCTTTCCTCTTCGGCCTGTTTTTTCATATATTCATAAAACCCACAAAAACCTTCTTTGTGAAAATATGCAGCCATCTGCAAATACAAATTCGACGCGTAAAATTCTAACATCATTTGTTGATTTAAAAGTGTTTCTAAGCTTTGTGTAATCATTGTTTAACTCCTAATTTTTAATCTATTGAAGCATTATAGCATGAGCCAAAAAAACCACTATCTTATTAAGCGGAGCTTCTTTATTATAAGCCGTTGCTTTAGGGTTTTCTTTGCAATTATACTTTGCGATTATTTTTAAATGTGGGAAAGCCATCTTTAAACAAACTAGCGTTTCTCCGCTTCCAGAAGGTAGTTCAATTGCGTCTTGATGTGTTTCTAGAAAACTCAATTGCGGATTAATTCTTAGCATAGTTGCAATTTCAACCATCAAAGTAATCGGCAAATGGCCGCTAGTTGCGTCAAATAGATTAAATTTTGCTATTTCAAATACATCAAACCATCTGTTCGCAATTAAACCCTCATTATCACCAACGCTAATAACGTCAACATTTAATTCTCGAAGAAATTTAGCGCTATTGCCAGATGTAAAACAAATACATCTATCCGTTTTTAATTGGTCTAAATATCGTCTTATAACACAACTTCTTTCTTGTTTCTCAATAAAATTTATATTAAGCATTGTTTTCTTCGCTTTTAATTATTGGATAAATATTTTTTATATTTTTTAAATCGCCCTTATAAAACACTAACAAATTTTGATGCACCTTAACTACCTTTCTTGTTTTCATACAATTACCGGCTCGTTGTGGCGCTGTACCAAAGCAATTTATTATTATTATTTCATTGTAATATTTAAATCCTATGTCGTTGAAAATTGTAATGTTGTCACCGATAAAGTTGCGATATTGTCCGGTTTTTTTATCACGCACTTCGCCAATTTTAACAACCAAGAACCTATCGCTTTTTAACATATCATAGCACTTTGTGAAAATATTTTTGTATTGCACCATAAATTCTTCATAAGATTGCAAATTAGACATATCGCTATTGCCATCACTATAAATTTCTAAATCATAATATGGAGGGCTGGTAAAACATAGGTCGAAATTTTTGCCATTAATTAGCTGGTCAATGTTGTTACTATCACCGTTATAATACTTCACTTTGTTATTGTATTTATTACAAAGCGCACTATTTATATCACATTGTTCCTTTCTTATTTCTACGGCGTGATATTCGAAACCCAATTCACCAGCAACCACCCCTTTTGTTTGTTCACCACCGAATGGGTCAAGAATTTTGCCGTTTGGTATAGAAAACCATTTAAAAACAATTTCAGCTAAAACCGGGTCAAAATTGCTTGAACCTTCATTTATATCAGCCATCAAACTATCCTTGGCCAATACGCCTTCTTTTGTTTGAGATAAATTTCCGGTTATTGATAGCCAACTGGTTTTCCTTTCTTGCCAGTAACCTTGCCTTGTATCAAGTATCGAAAAAGGCGGCACAACGAAATCTATATTAAGTTTCGCGCGTGCCTGCGTTTCTTTTACTTCATTATTATTTACGCCACTATTCAAATCGGCAACGCTATATCCTACATCTTGCAATACCCCACTATCAAAATTATTCCTCAAAATATCAAAATCCGTCTCACCGTCGCTAATGTTGCTTTCCAAACCAACCTTATGTTTTTCTTCTTCTGACATAACCCTATCAGGAATTATGCAATTGGCTTCTTTTCGACCTAATTCAAGTAGAGCTTGTAATCTTTGGTTGCCTGACAGCACAATGTCGTTTTCGTCAAGCTTAAGAACGTCATGAAAACCTCGCTCTATTATGCGTTGCTTTAGTCGCTCGTAATGTTCTTTTGAAATTCTTCTAGGGTTTTTATCCCACGGAATTAAATCAGCAAGACGCCGTTTCTCAATATGCCACGTTAAATCACTCATTTTTTATTTCCGCTTGATTTTTTTAAAGATAAGCAATATAATAAATTATTATGGTTACAAAATCAAAGTTTTATTTAAAATAAAAATTATTATAACAATCAAGGCATTAGAATGAAACCAACAAATGACATACAACGTGACAGATTTATTGCGTTTATAGAAAAATATGAAATAAAAGGACGCGTGGCTGCGCACGTATTAGGCCTCCATCAAAGCACCGTGGCGCTTAAAAAATGCGGCTGTTACATTACAACCGAGGAAGATGTTAACAAACTCAAACTCGGTTACTATCTTTTTCTAAGTGAAAAAATTGCACAATTAGAAAAAGAATTGGTAAGAGATGGGATAAGGCCATTGGCTAAAAAATAATTTTTTGTTATAATGGGGAAAACGGGCGTGAGAACTCGAAAAAATAACATGTACACTAAACCCTCTTTATGGGTGGGCAGTGCGTCCGTACATACGCATTTCTCACAGATCGCCCATCCATAAAGAGGGTTTTTTTATTGGAGAAACAATGACAATCTATAAAATCGTAAAATGGGAAATTTATCAGCATTACAAAGATCGAAATCCGCCTTGGATAAAATTACATACTGAATTATTGAATAGCAAAACATGGGTTATGCTAGATGATGCTAGCAGAGTGCTAGCAATTGCTACAATGTTAATTGCAGCGCGAAATAATACGAACGGCGAGTTTGATGATGACCCAGTTTTTTTTCAAAAAGTTGCTTTTTTAAATCAAAAACCAAACTTTCAACCCCTTGTTAACATTGGATTTATTGAGGTTGTTCATGCTGATGCTAGCAACATGCTAGCAACATGCAAGCAAAGTGCTAGCCCAGAGAAGAGAAGAGTAGAGACAGAGACAGAGACAGAGAATAAAAAACATGAGCCGCAACCTGCGGTTGCTAGTAAAAAATCTAAACATGTTCATGTATTTAACTTTTCAAAAGAATTTGAAGAGGCCTTTGTATTATATCAACATCGACAAGGCGACGGCGATTTAGAAGACAAACATAACACATGGCTGAAATGGCAAAAAATATTAAAACAGCGCGCCACTGTTGACGCGGTACAAGTTGATGATATCGCATTATTACAATGCGCTAAAAATTACATGGAAGAATGTGCGATGCTTAATCGCGACCAAGAGTTTCATTACAAAATCACAAATTTTTATGGTAAAGCCGCGTACTACAAAAAATACTTAATCAAAAAACCAATTAAAATAAATGAGGCAAACAATGGAACAAGAAATCCAAACCACCGAACAACCGCAACAGAACATCACGCCAGCGTCGTCCGGGCAACAAGAGCTATGCCGCTCGACGGAAGCCTTGGCCGTGCAGAAGAAGGTGAAGTCGCTTTTTGATAATTTTGCGGCAATTTATGGTCATCGTTGGACATCGTCAATATCAGACCCAGAAATTTTAAAAAAAAGTATGCAAGCATGGACGTCTAGCATTGCGGACTTAACAAATGAACAATTACATCGCGCTATGCGTAAATTTACGCGGTGCGAGGATTGGGTGAGTATATCTGGATTTCGCAAAGCCGCTCTCGGAATTTACGAGCCGTCGCGCGCTTGGGAGGTTAGATATGACGACCCCATAGCCAATAAGGTTTGGAATAATATTTACACTATAGACCAAAAATCGGCGGACGCTAGGGCTGTTTTCATGGCCAAATATGATGTTTACACAGAAAAATTGCTCATGGCAACTCAAAAAAACACAGGTGACAAATGAACAACGTCAAAGATTATCGGATTGAACTAAAGGTTAAAAAC